AAACAAACGCAAAGTAGCTATCAAAAATACTAAGGGAATCATACAATCACCTTTTTATTCTTAGATGGTTTTGGTGTCTTAATCTTTACTTCGGCCGGTTCGCTTACAGTGCCATAAAAAGGTCCGCCCTGTAAAACGGGGGCAACACTGGCCGGAGAATTAAACAATTCATTCGAATCAATGGTTTTTGTTTGTAGTGCAGTACCATCAGGATATTTAACCCAAGTTTTGCCATCCTTTGTACGGTAGTGCAACAATCCGGGGATTCCTCTGTCGATCAATTCGGGTGTTAATCCATTTACTTTAACATCTTTTGCTAATACTTGTGTTAGCAACTTTGCTTCTGTTAGATTAACCGATTCCAAAATTTGCAAAAGAATTTCACGCTTTCTTTGTGGAGATACCGTTTGGAAATCCTTTGTAAAAATGTACAATCTTCGGGCTTCACCCTGCAAGCTTGCATAATCCATACCCGCGGGGCGAATACTTGGATTATATTCCGTAACATTGCAATCGAATACAATGTTTGGCCCAAAGGCATACTTTAAAATTCGCAATAAACCAGGTGTCTCAAATTCCTTTAGAATTTCAGCTTTCTTATCTTCCGAAGGTGCATTATGAACACGTGTTAAGACTTCACTCAATAATAAATCTTTCCTTACTCTCATAACTTTTCCGCTCTTTCTAATAAATTTTCTTTCTTATTAACATAAAATTCTCTAATGTTTCCCATCAGAGTTTTTAATCTCTTTTTCATAAAATAATCCATTATCTTACTATTATCTGAATTGTAAGTAGAATTGTAAGCAGACATAATAGATTTTTCTAATGAACCCGGAATTTTAGATAAATCCACTAAGGTTTCATTTCTAGACCAACCGTGCAACATTTCTTGAGTACAAAAACTCTCTTTTGGAATAGAACACCAAAGGTCTAATTTATCATTTCGTATTTGTTTTTGTTTATCACCAGGTTTCTTTGTAACAAAGAAATCATCGGGTGTTAAGAAATTAGGAATACTATCACCAATATCACCCTTCATGATATGTGACTTCAAAAACTTAATAGGATCCTCAGATTTTTTCCATTCCTTTTCAAGAGGAGAAAATTGAGAAACATTTGGATACTTTTGTAATTGGGGAAAATCTTTATCGCCTGAAATGATTAAAACTTTTTGTGTTTTATGTAAATTCTTCGTAAGAACCCCAATGATATCATCGGCTTCCGCACCATTTATTTCGAGTACTTGATAAGGCATATACGTTTGTAATTCATCACGTACCTTATGCATGCAATCCCAAATTGTATCCCAATCAAAACCCGATTTATCTCTATCTTCTTTACGTTTGAATTTATAGTGCGGAAAAACATCCTTGCGCCAGTAATGGCGGCTATCAATACAAAGGATTAACCTTCCATACTTTTCTTCGAATTTTTGCTTATAACTTCGGATACTATTAAGGACCATATGACGAATTAGGTCCTCTTCAATAGGTTGTCCGGGTCTGATGATGGCAAATAAATTCGATAATGAGATTTGGCTCATATCGATCAATAGGGGCATTTCAATATTCCTTATACATGTATTTATACTAATATCCTTGCACTCTAAATTTGGAAGATCCTTTGGGGTGGCCATTATGATAAAACCCGCAGAAGTTACATAGATATGTTTCCATAGGCGCATCCGTTGCTTTATATGCGAATGTTTTGTTTGCCAATTTGCGCGCGAACCCCCATGTTCTATATCTATTTTTTCCTTTGCAAGATTTTTCAAAACTTCTACCCGTAATAACAACAGTTTCCGTTAGCATGGGCGGAGTGTAACTCGTAATACGTGGTACGTTCATTAGAATGGTACCTCATTATAGTCATCTACAGCGTCTTTCAAAACAGGGTATAGTCTACGCATGGGTATACCATCTTGACGCGTCTCAACAACGTATAGAGGCACCACGGGCGTATCCGCGTAACTATCGCGCGATACTTCTAAGCACATAAACATATTTAGATGTCTACGTGAATCGGCCGCAATTTGAACTTTAAAATCCTTTTCAAAATAATTATATAGTTCTCTAACCGTTAGATCTTTAGTAATCATAAACCGCATGTGCTCCGAAGTTTAGATTTACCACATTCATAGCAAGTTTTTACTTGAAACAAGGGAGAAGCTTCGTAAACGGTACCATCCTTTTCCTCAAAGGGTATATGTTCCCATTTTGACCAGGAATGAAAGAACCAACATTTCCAAAATTCTAACATTGTTTTTTCCCCTAGAAGGCCCTTACCAAAATCGTATCAGCATTGATACGGCTACGAAGCAATGCTTCTTTGCTCCGGATACCCATTACGTACTTCTTAATTGCTGGTTTGCTCAAGGTTTTTACTTGTGCCAGTTGTTCTGCGGGTTTGCGAAGTTTTTTACAAAAGGATTTTTCCTCATCGAAATTTTGCATTGACGTACCTTTGATGGTCAATTTCTCGTTTTCTTTGGCCTTGAAGAACCCAAGCTTACGAGTCTTTATATTGAATGTCCATACTTCATCGGCACCCAAAATATCTTTGGGGTCTGCACTATCAATGCGGAAATTTCCATCCTTAAATTCCTTTGCAAATTGGAATTTTTTGAGGATCTGTTCGGCCGTCTTGACTTTCTTTCTTCGCGGTTTACGTTGCTGCTTAGGGGCGACTTCCAATCCTTCAGTCAATACTTTGGTATAAAAATTGATTAAGATTGTAATTTGCTTCGGGGTCAAATGCGAATATGCTTCTTTCAGTTCCTTATCACCCGATAGCGCTTCTTGCAGTTCCCGCGCTCTAGGTTCGTACGAATCAAGTACCTTGCGTACCTGGCTAGCCCCTGAATGAGAATCGATTACAGCGCGTTTAAAGTTGAAATTTGCAAGTACTGCAGTATTTCGCGAAACGAGATAATCATCCGTAATGCTTTCAATAGCTTCCATGAGTTTACGTTGTGCATTATCAAATTTCCGCGCGGGTGCAGGCATAACCAGTACTTCTGCCTTTGTAGGTTTATTATCCCTAACGAGTTGCTTAGAGTAAGTGATAATATTTTCCAGATGCTCTTTTGAAATTTTTGCTCCGCGCATCACACAACGCGACAATGCACCAATTGTGCCGAATAAAGTACTCTTTTCACCCACTGCAATGGAAGATAGTACCGCTAAATCGGCCGCCGGAAACTTTTTCGTTTCGAGATATTCAATGGTCCACTTTTTCAACTTATCTTGTGAAGAATTGACACTATACCAATTCAACGCAAAACCAAGTGTATCGGAACCATCAGGTTTAGTACCATTGTAATGACTCTTCTGCTTAGGGTCCCATTCGGGTTCTTTTCCCCATGCAGCCCTGTTAAAAGTTTCTCCTTCAATCTTTGCAATCTTCCGCTTAGAAACTTTTAGTTTGGTATCTTGGTATTTAAGATCAACCTTCTTAGGCCTACCACGCTTCTTGGCAATTCCTAGCTCGTTAGATTCATTCATACATTCATTGTATCACACACTTGCCAGTTTGTCAACAGTTATAAATATGGGTAGGAGAACTTTTAACGATGTTTTATGATTATGCCTGTACAGACTGTGGCCACAATTTTGAATTGCAACTAAGAATGGCTGATAATAATGTTCCTACGACTCTACCTTGTCCGAAATGTGACAAATACAAAGTTGAACAAATTTTGGGTGCCACTCCCCTTATAGATTCAGTTCAATTAGGAATTAGAAAACCAGATAGAACTTTTCAACGGGAAGTACTGGGTAGAATGCAAAAAAATATTGCCCGAAATAAAATTGGTCAAGGACGTTTTTCGATACCCGGTAGAGTATAAAACCATGTCATTATTTGAATTTTTCAATAACAAAGGAAAAGACCATAAATGTCTCCAAAGAAGCGCCGTAATACGCTGTTTTCCAATTATAAACCTGTTGACCCACTTACGGATGGTCAACGTGATGTTTTTGAAGCCTATCAAGAAGGGTTTCATTTATTGTTGCATGGAGTTGCAGGAACCGGCAAGACTCATGTAAGTTTGGGTCTTGCTATAAAAGACCTATTAGATAACATCTATAAGAAAATAATTATTATTCGTTCTATTGTTCCAACAAGAGAAACAGGATTTTTACCAGGAACTTTGGAAGAAAAAAGTAAACCCTATGAAGAATCCTATATCACAATTGTGGATAAAATTTTGGGTAATGGCGGTTCATATAATGCATTGGTTATGAAAAAGATGCTTGAATTCCGTTTAACATCACACTTACGGAGTTTAACTTTCGAAGACTCTATTATAATTGTTGATGAAATACAAAATATGGGATTTGGGGAGTTGGACACAGTAATAACAAGAACAGGAAAAAATTGTAGAGTAATTTTAGTTGGTGATATCGATCAAAATGATTTAACAAGATCCAAATATGATGTTAGTGGATTACCCATATTTTTAGACATTATTAATAATATGAAAAGTTTTGACTCTGTAGAATTTACAGTTGATGATATTGTTAGAAATGGTTTAGTTAAAGAATATATTATAACAAAAAACAGGTTGGGTGTTGGTTAACCCCAACCTGTTTTGCTATGTCTTATATGAAGGAATTTAACTGCTAGCTGACATAGCGACTTCGGGTACATCCTCTTCCAAAAGTAGCGCCCTATTTTGAGCCTCTTCCGTTTCAATAACGGGCGCGGCCACCACCTTTGGTGTCTTCTTTGCCTTTGACACCTTAGTAACGGCCGTCTTCTTAGTCTTTTCTACAACCACAGGTTCGGTAGTTTCTACATTTTCGGACTTACTCTTCTTTGTTGAACCCGAAGTAGGAATCTTATACATTCCGCGAATTTCCTTACCAGATTTGTCACGGGCCTTATAAAACTCATTCTTTACAATAAAACCGGGCGCGTATACTTGGTCATGCTTATTTGCATACTCAACCAATTCGGTACGAGAAACAACATTCTTACCAAACATGGCCTTAATTTCCTTAAGAACAACCAATTGCTTAGGACTAATACTTGAACTGTTAATCATATTTCTCCTTAATAAACTAATTTAATAAAATTTTCAATACGGAAAGATCGCCATGCATTATCTTTAATCGAAAATACTCTCAGGGCTTCTTCCGAATATTCGTTTGGTTCTTTGTCTTTTGTAGAAATGGGCAAAAAAGCAGGAATCAAAGTGCAATCCATATGCCTGATTTCTCCATTTTGTTTTAAGAAATCAATGGTTACTACATGTTCCTTTAAGATATTGGCCAACAAATCCTTATTTTTCTTAATGTTTTTCTTCCATAAATC